GAAAAAACCTAATTGATAAGATAGGCGAAAGAATGGTTTTGCACTTAGAAAGCCAACATAGATTATTAAAGAAATGGTCAAGGACTGAATTAAACTATATAATAGAAAAGTATAAATAATGGCAAAAGGATTAACAACAGGCAAAGTAAACTTTGGCAGTAGAAAAAAAGGTAAATATAAAAAGAATAATGGTCCTAAAGATAAACCTACTAAACCTTATAACCGACAAGGCAGATGCTAATAACAGAAATCAAATCAAATCCTAATAATCCTAGATTAATAAAAGACCATAAGTTTAAGCAACTTGTTAAGTCTATTCAGAACTTTCCGCAAATGTTAGAACTTAGACCTATTGTAATAGATGAGAACAATATAGTACTTGGAGGCAATATGAGGCTAAAGGCTTGTATTGAAGCTGGACTTACTGATGTTCCTGTTATTCACGCAAATAACTTAACCGAAGAACAAAAGAAGGAATTTATAATTAAAGATAATATTTCATTTGGCGAACACGATTGGGATGTTTTGGCTAATGAATGGAATATTATAGAACTAGATGAATGGGGTTTAGATATACCAGCATTTGCTAATAACGACATAGAAGAAAAAGAGGACAATGCTAAAGGAGAGAAGAAATGCCCTAATTGTGGTGTATCTTTGTAATTAATTAGAAAGAGTTTAGAGATTATGGCAAATGAACAAAATTTAATACCTGCTAAAAAAGGAGAAATTAGAAATCCAAATGGTCGCCCAAAGGGAATACCCAATAGCAAGACTAGATTACTAAGATTGTTAGAATTAGTACAAGTAAAGACTAATCCAATTACAGGAGAGAAAGAAGAATTTACTGTTGCCGAGCAATTAGACCTAATGGTATTGCAAAAGGCATTTAAAGGGGATTTAAGGGCTTATCAGGAGATACTAGATAGATTGGAAGGTAGAGCCAAACAAACCAACGAAATAGAACTATCAGGAGGACTTCAAATTAATTGGGAGGAGAAAAAAACCTACGTAGAAAACAAAGGCAGCCTATAATGGAATTATCCATAAAACAAACAACTGCTTTAGACCTATTAGAAGATAAAACAACAAATGAGATTTTATTTGGTGGTGGAGCAGGTGGAGGTAAGACTGCTTTAGGTTGTTATTGGCAACTTAAACAAAGATTAAAATATCCCAATACAAGAGGACTAATTGGGAGAGCCGTATTGAAAACCCTAAAAGAAACCACTCTTGTTTCGTTCTTCCAAATAGCAAAAATGCAAGGATTAGAAGCAGGTAAGCATTATAAGTTTAACGGACAAACTAGCCAAATTGAGTTCCCTAATGGTTCAACAATCCTACTTAAAGACCTTTACTCTTACCCTAGCGACCCAAACTTTGATGAATTAGGTTCATTAGAAATTACCGATGCTTTTATAGATGAGGCTAATCAAGTAGATGACAAAGCAAGAAATATTATTAAATCAAGGATAAGATTCCAACTGGACCAAAACGATTTAGTACCTAAGATTCTTTACACTTGTAACCCAGCAAAGAATTGGACTTACTCGGAGTTCTACAAGCCTCAACAAGAAAATACAATATCTAAGAATAAAAGATTTATCACTTCGCTAATAGATGACAATCCGTTTATCTCAAAGCATTACAAGGAGAACTTACTAACTTTGGATAGTGTCTCAAAAGAAAGATTATTATTTGGTAACTGGGAATACTTAGATGACCCTGCTCAACTTATAGATTATGATAAAATACTTGACTCTTTTACCAATACGTTTGTTCCTGTTGGCGATTCTTTTATTACTTGTGATGTGGCACGTTTTGGTAATGATAGTACTGTTATTGGTGTATGGAGTGGGTTTCGTGTTAGGTTTTATCAATTCAATAGGAAATCAGTTGTTGAGGTCGCTGAACTTATAAAGAACTTTGCATTAGAGCATAAAGTTCCTGTATCAAATATTTGCATAGATGAAGATGGTGTCGGAGGAGGTTGTGTTGACCTAATAAGGGGTTGCAAAGGATTTGTAAACAATTCAAAAGCATTAGATAACCCTATTACAAGACAAAAGGAAAACTTTGACAACTTAAAGTCTCAATGCTATTTTAAATTAGCTGATATGGTTAACAAAGCAGAACTTTATATTCAAGCAGATGGAAAACAAAAGCAGACAATCATTCAGGAACTAGAACAAGTAAAACAAAAATCAGTAGATAGCGATATGAAGAAAGGAGTTATTCCAAAGGATAAAGTAAAAGCTGCAATAGGTCGTTCTCCTGATTTTAGCGATTGTTTGGCAATGAGAATGTTCTTTGAATATACTCCTAGATTTCAAGTAAGTGTATTTTGATGTAAAAATCATAACTTTGTTTAAATTCTAATAATATGGCATTTTTCGACTTCTTAACTAAAAAGAAGATTAACACTCTATTACCTAATATTCCTTTTGATACAAGTGTGGCTATTCAACGTGGTATCGTTACTTGGCAAGGTGGCGATTCAAGAGCATTCGTAAGAGATGGATATATAGCTAATGATATAGTTTATTCAATAGTAAAATTAATTACTGATAAAGCAAAACTTGCTCCTTTCCACGTTTATAAAGTTAAAGATGAAGTATCTGCAAAAAGATATAAGGCTTTAATGAAACAACCTGATAAGATTGCTAACTGGCAAGAGGTAAACAATTTACATAAGAAAGCATTTGAAATATATACTGGAGACCAAAGATTAAACGACCTATTAAAATATCCTAATGGAGAAGATACTTGGTCAGATTTAATTGAGCAATGGTGTGGATTTAAGTTAATAACAGGAAATTCATTTATATATGGAAAACTTATTGAAACAGGAAACAATCAAGGTAAGCCGTTTGAATTATTTGCTTTACCTGCTCAGTATATGGCTATTATTGCAAATATCGATGTGTTCCCACCTACCAGAGTTGGCTACCAATTATACTACGGAGCAATGTGGTCTTTTGACCCAAAAGAAATCTTACATGATAAATATTTCAATCCTGAGTGGACAGTTACAGGTGGACAATTGTACGGACAATCACCACTTTTAGCAGCAGCAAGAACTTTAACTAGAAGTAATGAAGCTAAGACTGCTGCCGTTGCATCATTTCAAAATGGTGGACCAGCAGGTGTTTTATTTATGAACGATGAAAGATTTGACCCAATAAGTGGTCAAGCTCAAGCACAAGCATTAAAGAGAGCAGTTAGCGAAAAAGGTGGAGCAGCTAATTTTAACTCTATTGCAGTATCAGGTTATAAAGTAGATTGGAAACAAATAGGACTTAGTCCAGTAGAACTTAATATCATTGAATCAGAGAAATGGGATATGAAGGCACTTTGTAATATTTACGGAGTACCATCACAACTATTAAACGATTCAGATAATAAGACTTATAATAACCAATTAGAGGGAGAGAAAGCATTAACTTTAAGATGTGCTATTCCTTTATTGGATTCGTTGACTGAGAACTTAAATAGAAAGTTACATTCGGATTGGGGTTATAGAAATAGCGGATTATATGTAGGATATGATATTCAAGTTTATCAAGAATTAGAGGCTAATAAAACAGAGCAAGTTGCTTGGTTAAATACTGCTTGGTGGATTCCACCTTCTCAAAAGAATGATATTATGGGTATTAAAACTCCTGATTATATTCCACAAGAGGAAATGGAGAAACTTTATATCCCTTCATCTTTGCAACCGACTGACCAATTCCAACCCTTGAATATTCCTGATAACCTAAACCCATAAAATGATTTGGCAAGATTACAGGAAACTCTATGCTAATGCCTTAAAACAATATTCGCCTAAGTTCAAGAAAGAACTGCAAAATCAGGTGAATACATATTGCCGTACGCAAGACTACAACAAAATTAGCGACAAAGCCCTTAAAAAGACCATTTACAAGCTCCATTTAGCTATGGGTACTAAGATGGCTCTAATAAGTGAAAGTGCCGTTAAAAAGTCTGTAAAGGGGGTTTATTTGCCTATGGAGTTTAAATCACAAAAGACCGATGCTTTTCAATATGCTATTATTCAAGTCCTTCAAAATGATGGCTTAGACCAATTAGCAACAGATATTACCAATACTACCAAAGAACAAATAAGAAGATTCTTAATTGAATCTGCTCAAAAGAATTATACTTTGCCTGAGACAATTGCCTTACTTAGAACTTCAGGGATAACGGATTATAGAGCCGAACTGATTGCTAGAACGGAAACAGGCAGAGCAGCTAATATTGGTTCAATGGTAGGTGCAACAAGTACTGGACTTGTAACTATTAAAGAATGGATTGCAGCAAAAGATAATAGAACAAGGAGAGAGCCAAGAAATCATACAGACCATTTAATTATGGATGGAGTTAAACTTCCTATGGAGAAACAATTTCACGTTCCTAATAATCAAGTAGGCTTAGGTTATGAACTAATGGACCATCCTTGTGATTCTAAAGCAAGTGCTGCCAATGTTTGCAATTGTAGATGTACTTTAGGATATGAGGCAGTAAGAGGTGCTAATGGTAAACTTTTAACCTTAGTAGATAATCCTCCAATGGGTAGAATTGCAGTTATTTGGAATGCCTTACAAAATGTAATAGGACAAACAATAGGAAAACTTATAGCATCACTAATACAATAACAAAAAAAATAATAACTTTGTCAATATGAAAACATACTCATCAAAAGACACGATTGTTGAAAAACAAGATATCGGTTACGAGGTAATGGATGTAGATACTGAAACTCGTAGAGTTAAAGCAGTTTGGGCTAGAACAGGAAACATTGATTTGGATAATGATATTATCGTTCCTGAAGCCTTTACTAAAACTTTAAAAGAAAGAGGTCCAGCAGGTAAAAACTTAATATGGTCTTTAGTTGACCATTGTGCTGAAATGGAAGCTGTAATCGGTAAGCCTGAGCAATTATACATTGAAGGGGATATGCTTATTGCAATCACTCCAATAGTAGAAACTGAGACAGGAGAAGATATGATTAAAATGTATGATGCTGGTCTTATCAATCAACATTCAATTGGATTTAGTACAATTAATTCAAGTGTAGATAAGAATGGCATAAGAACAATAAGTGAACTTAAACTTTATGAAGGTAGTGCCGTATTATGGGCTGCAAACCCTGAAACTCCAACTATTTCTGTAAAGAGTGAAGTAAAGAAAGAACAATTAGCAAATAGGCTAGAGAAACTCTTGAAAGCGTTTAAAGGTGGTAAATTTACCGATGAGACCTTTGCGTTGATAGAGATTGAAATAAAAAGGATTCAATCAGAATTATTAGAAATTGAAATCGTTAAAGAAATCACTCAGACCGAGCAATCACTTGAGCCGATAATCGAAGAAATTAAAAACAATGATGAACAAGTCCTGAAGGCAATTAAAGAATTTAATAAAATATTAAAAAAGTAAAAATGGAAAACGTAATTAACGAAATGGCTGAGAACCTTAAAGGTTTTCAAGCTAACATCGAAGCTAAGTTAGAAGAAACTAAAGCTGAGATTAAAGTTGTAAGAGATGAAGCACAAAAACAATTTGATGCTCAAGCTGTTGCAACAAAAAAAGCTGCATCTAAGCAAGTAAAGTTTTTAGATGAAGTTATCATCGAAAAATTAGATGGTAGATTAGATGAAATGGAAAAATCAATGAAATCTAACGGAAAATTCCGTGTTGATTTATCTGATGTTAAAACAATGACTTTAAGTGGTTCATTAACAGGAGATGCTCAAGCATCTTATGCTCCTAATGCTTCTATCTTACCAAGTCAAGCAATTAACTTCCGTGATTTAGTACCAACAGTTCGTAGCGAAAGTGGTTTATATGTATTCTACAAAGAAACTGCTACTACTAACAATATTGCTGCTCAAACTGAAGGTTCTGACAAAGGACAAAATAGCTACGCATTAAGTGAAGTTAAAGTTGTAAATGACTACATCGCTGGTTTCTCAACTTTCTCTAAGCAAATGGCTAGAAGTTTACCTTTCTTAAGTACAACTTTACCAAGAATGTTAACTAGAGATTTCTACAAAGCTGAGAATGCTGCGTTCTTCTCTACTGTATCTGCTGCTGCAACTGGTTCTACAACAACTGCTGAAACTGTTGATTTAAAGCAATTAGTTGACTATATTGGTAACCAAAAGAGTGCAAACTTCGTAGCTTCTTTTGCTTTAGTAAGTCCTGCTCAATTAGGTCGCTTATTGAAAGAAACTATCACTTCAGGTTATTATGCTGGTAATGGTTCAGTTATTGTAAATCCTAATGGTGGTATCACTATTTGGGGTGTTCCAGTAATTGCTGCATCTTGGGTAACTGATGATAAAGTACTTATTTTAGATAACAACTTCTGCGAAAGAATTGAAGTTGAAGGAATGGCTATTGAGTTCTCTTATGAGAATGCAAGTAACTTCCAACAAAATATGGTTACTGCTCGTATTGAGTGTTATGAAGATATTAACTTAATGCAACCAACTTCAGCAATTTATGCTGACTTAGGAAACGTATAGTTCTAATCTTGCATAGATATAAAGACCCCTTACTTAATAGTAGGGGGTTTTTTATTATAAATAATGTAAATTTGTAAAAAAGATATATGTCATATTCTAATTTTATAATAGATTTTACTTTAACTGATGAAGCACCAGTTACAGAGCCAGTTACATTAGCAGAGGCTAAATTGTATTGTAGAGTAACCAATACTGCCGATGATGACCAAATAGAAATGATGATTACTCAAGCAAGAGAAGCAGTTGAAGTAGGCACAGGATTAAGTTTAATTCCTAAGAATGCAATTGTATGGTTTACTAACTTTGATGGCAATTTCCAATTACCTTATGGTCCATTAGTTGATTTTATTTCTTTATATGATGAGAATGGAGATGAGATTGATGCAGTAGATTATAATTTAGTAGGTGGTGCTTATCCTCAATTAACCTTCCCAATAAGAAGGAATATGAAGGCTACTTATGATGTGGGTTTTACAACTATCCCAAAGGATTTAAAGATTGCTATTTTAGACCAAGTGTCTTACGATTACGAGAATAGAGGATTGGATTCAGATACAGGAATTTGTGAAAAGACTTGGAAAGCCTGTCAACGCTGGACAAGAATAAGCCCAATATTATGAGAATAGGAAGTAAGAAATCAAACTATGTAGATGCAAACACAATGTACTCTGAGATAGGATTGTATGTGCCTACAAGGACTTCAGATGGTCAAGGAGGCTATATAACTACCTTTGCCTTACAAGAGGTTGTATTTGGGGATTTTCGCCCTGAAAACGAAAATAGAGCATTATTAGAATTAGAGTTAAGTTTTACTCGTTCAGCTAAGTTATTTATTAGATATGATGTAACTATAAATAATAATTACCAAATAGAAGCAGAAGGAGAAATGTACACTATCCATTCTATAAAAGATGTAGAAAATCAGTTTAGATTTTACGAAATTATAATGTACGCATAATGGCTGACCAAATTTTATTTAATATTGAGGGCTTAGATGAACTTATTAAAAGGTTGGGTAAATTAGCACCTAAAATGGCTAAAGAGGTTGCTATGGAAGTAAACGCATCTGCATTAGCTATTCAAACTAAAGCAAAAAGGACAATTGCCTCAAATTCAATTGATAAAGGAAGATTATTAGGTTCTATACAATTAAAAGAAATAAATCAAGGAGATAAGATAATTTATACAGTTGGAAGTGCTTTAAAATATGCTCCTTATGTGGAATTTGGGACAGGTGGAGAAGTTAGTGTTCCATCAGGATATGAAGATTTTGCTATTCAATTTATAGGCAAAAAAATAAAAAAAATAAACCTAAAAGCAAGACCTTATTTAATACCAGCATTTGAAAGCGAGATTCCAATATTAAGAAAAAATATAAAAAACGTAATAAAAAATAATGCTTAATCCTAATATTGAAATAAAGAAGTGGTTTTATACTAATTTAACAAGTTCAAGTACATTGCCTGTCTTTGATGGTTATGCACCTAATGATAGTTTAAATGAGTACATAATTATGACAGGTAGAACTTCAACTCAAAATGAAGGCAAGATTAGTTACACTAATGGAGTTACCATTGATGTTGACATTGTAATAAAAAATAGTAACTTTGGCTATAAACGAGCCGAAACAATAAGCGATTTAATATTGGCTGCAATCAATTCAGAAACGAATATAACCTTGTCAAATGGGTTTTATGCTTCAAGTTTAGTAGTTGGTGCAATTAGGAATTTAGATGGTTTAAACCCTTTGGATAACGTTTTTAGAACGATTATAACATATAATATAATAATAACTCAAAATTAAATAAAATGGCAGAAACTAAAGTATCAGCAAGGGATTACATCCTTTTAGCAGATTTAGCTGGTGGTACAACTTTTATACCAGTAGCGTGTCTAACGACAAACTCATTGACATCAACTGTTAACACTATTGATGCAACTTCAAAATGTGGAGACCAATTTCAAGCAGGTCCAGCATTTACACAATCATTCAAAGCGGAAGGTTTTGCAATTGATGAAACAGGAACTCCAAGTAAGGATTCTTACCAACAATTGTACACTGCTCACGCTGCAAGAACTCAATTTACCATTAAAATGGGTAAAGCGACTCCTGCTGCTGGTGATGTGTATTATGGTGGTCTTTCTACAAGCACTGTATTTATTAGCGACTTTGATGTAACTGCTGCTGATAAAGATGATGTGAAATTTACTGCAACTTTTGTAGTATGTGTTCCTCCTATTGCACAAACTGAAATGGCATAAATAAAAACCAAAAACTATGTTTGAATTAAGAATAAACAACAAAACAATTCAATTAAAATGGGGTACTTGGTCAATGAGGGAATTTTGCAAAGCAAAAGAAATAACTATTGACAAATATTTTGAGGTCTTAGGTAACAATCAGTATGACTTGGATAACATTGTTAAATTAATACATATCGGTTATAAATCGGCTTGTATGACTAACAAACAAGAAATTGAATTTACTGAAGATGATGTTTGTGATTGGATTGATGATATAGGTGGAATTTTTAATCCTGAAGGACAAATACTTTTATACTTGAAGTACATTGTAGAAAATACAGTTACGGCAGTTCAAGGTACTCCTAAAGAAGAAAAAAAAAAGCCTAATAAAGTTAAATTGGGATGATATTTTAGTAAAGGCTGCTGAATGCAATATAAGACCCAATGAGTTTTGGGAAATGACTTGGAAAGATTTTTCTATTATCGTAATGGGTAAAGAAAAACAAGAGTTAAACGAATGGGCGAGGACACGAAACCTCGCCTATATTGTATATCTAAGTAGCACTACTGAAAAATCGCCTAAATCAATTACGGCTTTTTGGCATATACCAGCTATTGATGATTTAGAAGTTGAAGAAGAAAAGGTAATGTTAACTAGCGACCAATTGGCAAGGACTTTAAAGTTATACGGAGTAAATTAATTATTATGGCAGAAAATTTTGATAAATTTAGTATTGGTATTGATGCGGATGTCTCAGCATTACAATCTAGCATAAAAGCTGCTCAAAATACTCTTGTTCAATTTGAAGGTGCATTAAAGAAAGCTACAAGTATTGGAGAAATAAATTATTTATCTAAAAATATAGATAATTTAAAAAGTAGAATTACTCAATTAAATGAACAAGCTGGTAGATTAGGCAAACCAATGGGTGATGCCTCTCAATCCCTTATAAACTTCTCAAGAATTGCTCAGGATGCTCCTTATGGTATAATGGGTATTGCGAATAACTTAAACCCTATGGTTGAGTCGTTCCAAAGATTAGCAGCAACAGAAGGTGGTACAAAGAAAGCATTACAAGCAATGGCAGCTGGGTTAATTGGACCAGCAGGTGTTGGAGTTGCTATTGGTATAGTATCTTCATTAGCAGTTACATTTAGTAAAGAAATAGCAGCATTCTTTAAAGGTCCAACTGCCGAATTAGAAAATTTTAGAGAAGAACTTAATAAGGTTGCAGGGGAATTAAATAAATTAATAGGCAAAGAACAAACCAAAAGAACTAAAGGAATATTATTAACTGAAATTATTATAGGTGGTAATAAAACTCAACAAGAAGAAGCATTAAAAGAATTACAAAGTTTATATAGTAAAAGTGATGCAATTAAAAAAGCAAAACTTGGAGAAGATAAAGCATATTATCAAACATTAGTAAACCAAGCAGCAATGCAAGGTGATGCTATTGCTAAAGAGAAAAATAATATAGCACAATTAGATATTGCTTATGCTGCTCAAATAGAAAACGAGAAAAAAAGAAATGCAGAGTTAAAAAATATAACATCTGAAAAAATAGAAGGTACTGGATTTGCTACAAGAAGGGTGTCAATAGATGAACAAAAAAGTAGAATTAATGCAAATTATAATATTTTAGGTAATGCAATTCAATTAAATATTGCAAATTTAGAATCAGATACATATAAACAATTAGCAAGAATTACTTTAGTTCCTTCTCCAGATAATGTTAAAACAAAAGGCAAAGAATCAATAGATTCATTAAAAGAATATTCTGCTAATCTTAAATATGAATTGGCTAAGCAATTAATGGATATTGAGAAATATCGCAAAATGTTTGATAAACTTGACTTATCTCCTGTATTAACAGAAGGAAGTAAAGAGTCAATAGACAATAGGAAAGAAAGAACTAAGGAAAGAACAAAACAAACAACAGGGGATAAAAATAGTTTAGGCTTATTTTTAGAAAAGGATGCTGCTAAAAGAGTAAAAGAATATGATAGAGAACGTAATAAAGTTGATGAACTAGCTAAATCCTATGAAAATTTTGCTAATATGTTGGCAAATAATGTAACTAATGGTTTAATGAATGTTTTTGATGCAATACAACAAGGAGAAAGTCCATTACAAGCTATTGGTCAAATGTTCCTTAATATAGCCCAATCAATTGCTGCTGCGGTAATTCAAGCTACAATATTTGAGGCAATTCTTACTGCATTCCCTGAGTTAAAAGCAATTTTTGCTGCTAGTGGAGCATTACAAAGTGCGTTTAGTGGTAATAAATTAGCTTCAGGAGGTATAACAACTGGTGCTTCTATTTCAATGATTGGCGAAGCTGGACCTGAGGCTATTATGCCATTAAGTAAATTAAGTAGTTTTTTAAATACTTCTTTTAATGCAGGTGCAATGAATGGTAGTTCAACAGGAAGTGGAGGTCAATTTGTATTAAGAGGTCAAGATTTACTTCTTGCAGTTAATAGAACACAAAAGGCATCTAATCTTAAAGGACAATCAATTAGTTTAGCGTAATGGCATACGGATTAAGATATACTCTAACTCAGATATTAAGAGATGAAACAAGTTCAGTTGTAAATATTTATGACAAAGATTATGTTGGAAGTATAACTGCTTATGATGCAACTAATTTGCAAATTCAAGCAAATGCTAGTGAAGATGAGCCTACTGCTCAAATTATATCCAGTCAATTAAATATCTCTTTTATTATCCCATTGGCAGATAATTCTACTACATTCCCTAACTTATTAAGTTTTGATGATAGGAAATATTATGTAGAATATGTAAATGCAGGTAATGTTTTATGGGTAGGATTCTTATTCAATGATTATGTTCAAGTACCTTTTACGACAGGATATGTTCAAGTAGATTTAATAGCTACCGATGGATTAAAGTTATTAGAATATGCAAAGTATAATTTAGTAGATACTGGAGATACAAATTTAACAACAAAGTTAATAGATGCAATTGCATTTTGTTTAAATGTTATTGATTATCCAACTCAATTAAAATTAATTACTGCTTGTTCTTATTATGCTGAAGGTATGAATGACAGAGAAGATTATGCTTTTTCTGAACCATTTATTCAATCTTATCAATTTAGAAGGGATTATTTAGGTTTAAATTGTTATGAAGTATTAACTAAAATTATAACAAGTTTTGGTTGCAGATTATTTCAATGTGATGGGAAATGGCAATTATTAGCAATAAATCAACAAGCAGATACTAATCAATATTATACCCAATATATAATTGATACAATTCCATACGTTGATACTTGGGGAACTTTAAGTAATAATATTACAATCAATCCTTATACTTTAGGTAATATTCATTTTATAGATAATTCTCAAACTAAGATTATTAGAAAAGGTTATCCAAGAATTGTTTTAACATCTACTTGGGAAGGTGCAACTAATTATCTTCATAATGGGGATTTTAAGGCATATACAGACCTTTATTCTACTACTGGCATAGTTGGATGGATTAGAGGTAAAACAGGTGGGTCATTAGCCTCTATTAATGAATTTACTGTCAACAATGAAAGTGAATTTAATGATGTATTTATGGCATTATTTACTACTGGAGTAACTTCTTTTTTATATTCAGGAACAAATTTAGGTACTACTGATTATTTACCTTATATGAATAAACCTTCTTTTTCAGTTGGTTTTCAATACAAAATACAAGAAGTTGGGCAAAGAGCAAAAATGACTGTTTCATTAAAAGATAGTGCTACTGGTGTTACTTGGTATTATAATCAATCAAATACTTGGCAAACATCTTCAACTTATATTTTTATTGTCTATGCTGGTAATGGGGAAGCAGTTAGTTCTTCAAGCCCTTGGAGTAGTTATTCTAAAGAATTTAGTTTAATATCTCCAGCGGTTACAACTCCAATAGAAGGGCACGTAAGAGTAAATATTTTTGTAGATGATTATAATGCTGGAATAAGCAATATAAATGTTAGAGGATTAAATGTATCTCAATCACTTTTAGATACCAAGTCATTAAGGGTTACAAGATATGTTTCTGATGTAATTTCTACAACTAAACAATTAGAGCAACCTTATGGGTTTTGGACTATTTCATTATTAAAGAATAACTATAAAGGAGTTTTATTTGATAGTTCAAATAACTATCTTAAAAATTGGTATAAACAAGGATTTGGGAGTACTTACGGCAATTTGCAAGAATTAATAGCCCTTCAATACTCAAATCTATTAAATAAGAATTTTGGCACACTAGAAGGAGATTTAGGAACATTTCAAACAGAAAATGGGTTAAACTATTTAAATAAAAATATTACAATAACAGATGCTTCTACTAATGCACTATCGTAT